TTAATAGGCCAGCTTGGAAACGTTGTTACGAATATCGTCTGTATCAATGTGTGTGTAGATCTCTGTGACCTGGCTGTTGGAATGACCTAGCAACGTCTGTACGGCCCGGAGCTCTGCGCCGCCCTTTACGAGATAGGTTGCGTAAGTATGGCGGCATTTGTGTGGAGACAGGAAAGGAATCTGACATTCTGTGAAGAACTTTTTATATCGTCTTTCAAACTGGTGTGGCGATAGAAAACCGCTGTCCTTATCGGTCAATACGTAAAGACCACGTTTAGGAAGGGTCGTCAGAAGTTGATATAGCGGGCCGGTCATGCCAATATGGCGAACTTTTCCGCTCTTGGTGGTCTTTTCTTCAAAGCCGCCATGTTCTGCTCGTGCAATGGAATTTCTAACGGTTATGATCTGTTCCTTTAAATCGATGTCTGACCATTTCAGCGCGATCAGTTCCCCCATGCGTAAGCCGGTGTATAGTAGCAATTGCGCGTATATGGCATTTGGATGGTCAGATGCAAGAATAAAGTGTATTTCATCAAGACTAAAGATTTTAACAGTGACAGTTTCTTCAATCGTGCGTTTATTAGTTGGTGACATGACAGGGTTTTCTGTACAGAAGTGATTTTTGACAGCGGTTTCAAATATGCCATTTAAGGCGACGTATAAATGGTGTCGGGCGGAATCAGATAGATTGCTTTCTTTCTTAAATAAAGCGGCGATATGTGCTTGCCGAATCTGGCTAAATTTTAAATGACCAATCGCGGGTTTAATATGTTTTTCAATATACATTTTGTAGTTTCGGTACGTGCCGTATGATATGGAATCTTTCTTATAAAGTTCCAGCCATTTGTCGCACCACTCTCCAATCGTCTTTACACGCTCTACAGGTGCGTTCTGGCCGCTTTTAACCCATTGCCTATACTTTTCCATGCATTCCTTTTCCGAACGCCCGTAGAAGCTTTTACGGATCGATTTTCCATCAGGTCCGACTCCAGCAGATACTCGATATTGAATCGTTCCGTTGTCTCTTTTGTAAAATGCTCCTGTTCCATTCTTTTGCCGTTTCACTTTGTAACCTCCTAAAAAAGGGCATAAAAATGCCCGGTACTTGATTTTACCGGGCAAAACGGCTACAATATTTATGTTGTCATATTGCAACCATGGCCCGGTGCCGTGGTTTAACGTCCGTTGGTGTTGGTAGCACTAACGGGCGTTTTTTAGTTGTTTGGTGTGGTATTTGACTGCTTTAGGAAAAATCAACTGTCTGCATGCATGTAAATCCTCTTTATGGATATGCATCCAAATTTTGTAATTTGTATATTGTGTACAAGAATAAAGAGCGTGCATAAATTTCACATATTAAAATTATCTAAAATTTTCCGCGAATCCTGTCACAAATCGATACTTTGCAGAGGTTTATATATGGAGGAGAGTTTCTTGACTTATGTGGTCAAGTCTCTTACTCAACACAGCAGGGAGAAATAGATATGAAAAGGAATGAATCAGTAATGTCACGGGAAGCTGCTCGAAACATGCTGGCACAAGTCCTGGATGAGAGTGTGAACTCATCCAGCGGAAACGTCATTTGTATCGATTTTCGACGAAACGTTCCGGGGGAAGACGATATCCATCAAGGAAATGATTGCTCGAAGTGCTTTCCGCTGTTCTGAAGTGAGTCTCTGTCCTTCTTCTATCCCACGTGCATGAAAAAAATAACGTAGTGCGTCAAGATCTTCATCAGTAAAGTCGTCTAGTTTTAAATCCTCTGTTTTTGGTTTAGCAAGAACAGGGGATTTTTTTTTCTTTAGGACGCCTGAAGATATACTTTCAATATCTAAATCAAGCGCGTCGAATACTTTCATCATCGTATCAATACCGGCTTTCCCAATTCCACGCCTAAAGACGGAATCAAGTGTCGTGTAGGGGATATTTATTAAAGTAGTAAAAGCCCGGACACTTTTGTACTGGCTAAGAATTTCCGCTTTAAGTTGTTCTTCTATTGTCATGTAAGCAACTCCTTTATAGCTACTATTCTAGTTTGGCAAGTACATAAAGTCAAGAAATATTTACGCAGTATCGAAAATATTTTAAATTTATATATTGACTTTTTCCGCAATAGCGTTCATAATATAGACAGAAGTTAACGCAATTGCGAACAAGGAGGTGCTATAGTTGAAAAACTTATCTGCGGAAATGGTTCGGAACGGTGTGCGAAATAACGATATTCAAGAACTGTTGTGTTGTACAGATAAGACTGTAAGAAACAAACTGAATGGCATCACGGAATTTTCAGTCAGTGAGGCATTGTTGATAAGGGATACTTTATTTCCCAATATGCGGGTCGAATATTTATTTGCAGCCGATTCAGATAAACAAACTACATAATATAAGCCGTTCCATTAAAGGAACGGCTTGACAGGAAATTGCTATTTAATTGCGGACAGCCTTTCCTTTAATGCTTCCTGTAAAACCTGAGAAAAATTAATTCCCTTTTCCAAAGCAGCAGCGTTGAGCCATGCGGGAATCGTTAAGGTTTTCTTTACCGATTTTTCAAAATGCACTTTGGCGTATTCGTCGACGTCAACTGTAACCATATTTACAAAGGATTCACCGGAATTTAATTCCAGCTCATTGGCAATGTCTTCAAGGTTTATATTTTCCATGGAGGAAGGGTAAGGGATACTTTCGTTTTCTCGTTGACAAGAATACAAATACCCAGCCAGGCAATCAACAGCCATAGATAAAGCCTGATCCAATGTTTTACCACAAGTGGATAACCAATTTAAGTCCGGAAAAATAACAGAATAACCGTTTGCTTCTTTAAAGAAACATGCAGGATATGCAGAAAACATACTTCTTACCTCCTATTTATAAATGCATGAAGCAGTGGGGCTTATTTCAGCCCCGCCTGTTTCATGATGGATTTTTCGGTACCCTTTGGAAGGTCTTTACAGTGAAAGGGGATTGTAACCTTTCCAGGTTTGTTTGGATGGGTGTAATGCCGGTGAGAACCTTCTTGTGATTTGAAAACCCAGCCTTCTGTAAGAATGATTTTTTCCATTTCCTTTGGTTTTATCGGCATTGTCTCTTAACCTCCCTTGCACTATTATAATACCATACAATACGTATAATGTCAATACGTATTGTAAAAATATTTACAATAATTTATTGGTTAACCTCTGGGTTTTCTGTTCGGCCTAGAAGGTAATCAACGGAGCAATCGAGATAGTCGGCTATACGGGCGAGACTGTCACCTTTAAGCATAGAACCGTTATACATATTTGAAAGCGTATTTTTGTTTAATTTAAGCTCAGAAAGCATTTCTTTTAGTTGCTTTCCCCTAACTTTAGCTGTTGCCTTTATGGTTTCTGCTACTTTTGTGGATTCATACATATAAAGCATCTCCTAATTATGCAATATACAAAAATCCATATATTTATGGAAAAATATGGATTAAACTCTAACCATAGTCAATCAGTTGACAAAAGAACTACTCATCGGTTAACTTCTGGGTTATCTGTTCGGCCTAGAAGGTAATCAACGGAGCAGTCGAGATAGTCGGCAATTTGTTCAAAAACTTCGGCTGAAGGTGTTTTATCTCTTTTTTCCATATCATATATAAGGCTCTTTCTAATATTACAGTCGGTTAACAATACACTCATAGTTATAGATTTATCTTTGCAGAGTTTTTTGATAATCGTGGCAGATGTAGCATTATTCACAATAAGTTCACTCCTATTTTGTGCGCCTAAACGGATTGCGACTTTATACGTAAAAACTATTGATTTACGTCTAATGACGTAATATACTATAACCATAGTCAATCAGTTGACAAAAGAACTACTCATCGGTTAACTTCTGGGTTATCTGTTCGGCCTAGAAGGTAATCAACGGAGCAGTCGAGATAATCGGCAAGCTTTATAAGAGTTTCTCCATTAGGCAAGGAACCAATAGTTTTCCATTTCGTTAAAATACCAGATGATATGCCGATATCTTTAGCGACAGGATTTGGTTTTGTGCCTTTGGAAACACATAAATCATAAAATCGGTCCCAAAACAAAGGTTGCACCTCCTGTTTGTGCATGTTGCTAAATCTCATTTATTTGAGATATAGGCATTGATTTTCTCATAAAAGTGAGATATAATATAACCATAGTCAATCAGTTGACTAAAGAATACCACAGAACGGAGGTTGAAACAATGAGCAGGGCAAAGAAAAACCGCAATCAGAATGACAAGGCGTACAAAACCATCATTCTGATCACGGTCATCATCCAACTAATCAGCGCAATCGTTGGACTGATTGAAAAGCTGATTAGGTAGGGGGGGCGGGGCGAAAGCCCTTAACCCCTTAAAGGATAATCTTTTAAATGCCCATTGTCAAGATAAATACGGAGATAAAGGAGGCCGAAGAATGCAGTTTATAGGGATCGCTTTTAATGTCGTGACCATTTTAGCAGATATTGTATTAATTACCGTGATTTTAAGGAGGTGGAATAAATGAGTATTGGAGTAAACATCAAACAAAAGCGTTTGGCTTGCAACATGACGCAAAAGGAATTGGCTGAAAAAGTAAAGGTAGACCAGTCTATGATCTGTCAGCTTGAACGCGGAACCAAAACGCCTTCTTTACCGTTGGGAATGGAAATTGCCCAAGTGTTACAGTGCCCATTGGAGGCGCTGTTGGAGTAAAAGTCGTGAAAGGGAGATGCCATGTTATGGACGAATCCTATTTGGAACAACTCTGGGATGAATTAGCGGATGCTTATAAGCGCTATAATGCTGCGGTTGGGATTAATGTAGATGGTCGTAAAGAGGTAAAACGCCAAATCAGGCAGATAAAGCGAGATATTCAAAGAAATTCTATGAAAATGAAAGATAAATAGTTTCGTCTGTTTTGTAAAACTCTAATAAAATCTCATAGATACGGATCAAATCTGCATTTTGCCACATAGGAAGATATAGCGATAAAAATCGGCTTATATCGAGTTTGATAAAAGTAAAATTGAAAAGGATAATTTAGATGGAAGGTGAAAAGCATGTCAAACGAAATGATATATCCTCCTGAAATAGCAAAGCGTATCGGCAGGAGTCAGGCTTTTGTTGAGTCTGCGTTGAGAGCAGGAACGTTTCCGGTCGGCAAAGCAATACAGAGTGAGGACAGCGGTCGGTGGTTTTATATTGTGCCGCGTGCCGAGTTTGAAGCGTGGATTACAGGGAAGTTGCCCTCCATTCAATTGAATGACCTCATGAACCGGTTAGCAGAGGTATTTGATAAATTCATACCTGTTTATTAATGAAGAGGGACGAAAGAATGAAATATCCAGATGCATGCATAACCTGTCGATCACGTTCCAAACATAATTGCTTTTTACAGAATCATTGTAAAAAAGTGAAAGATGCGAAAAGACGTATTGAGAACCAAAGGATCGAAGAACATATTTCTAAAACGGTACAGCGGCATAAGAAAAAGAATCCAAGAGAGGGAAGACCAACCAGGAATAGTACGATAGCGTATTGATGGAGGACAAGCCATGAACAAAGGCAGCCCATACATAAAGCACAGCCGTCTGGGTGTAATTCTGTTCGTCGCCGGCCTGGCCGGGGCATTCCTCACAGCCATGGCGTCGGACAGCGGTATGTTGACCATCTGGCAAGTGCTGATCCTAGCGACGGCAGAGAGTCTGGCCATGGGGATTGGCGGGTTGCTGCGTGATAAAGATTCACAGAATGGAGATCGAGAAAAACAAAAATGAAAAGTTGTATGGAGAGAATGAAGGAGAATCACACAGACGAGAAAATCGCTTCGTTTCGGGTAAAACAGAAACTACCGTATGAAGCAAAAATAAACTATGCATACACACGCGCATGGGAGTTCTACAACGAGTGTGGCAAGCGAGGACTGAACTGTCATGTATCCGTAGGTGGTCTGGACAGCATTACTTTGCTGTTGTTTTTGCGGTCCATTGGGATAGATGTTCCAGCGGTTTCGGTATCGACCCTGGAGGACAAGAGCATTCAGGCCATACATAAAACATTGGGAATCATTTCACTGAAACCTTTAAAGAGCAAAACACAAGTTCTGCAGGAATGTGGGTTCCCGGTACTGTCTAAAGAAACGGCGTCGAAGATCGAGCTGCTACAGAATCCATCTCCAAAGAATGCCACAGTCCGGCATGCAATCATCACAGGAGAAACCGGAGCATACGGAGGAAACCGGACAGGCACCCGGATGAAGATGGCTCAGAAGTGGCTGGAACTGTTTGCAGGAGGTGAAAATGAACGGGAGGATGTGCAATATCAATGTGCGCCGTTTAAAGTATCCGCCAAGTGTTGCTATTACCTCAAAGAGAAGCCATGTGATGACTGGGCGAAAGAACACAACAGTGTACCGTATCTGGGTCTCATGGCGTCCGAAGGAGGTCGCCGCCAAAAGTCGCTCATGATGAATGGATGCAACTACTTTGGAAAGACAGCGATACGGTCAGCGCCATTTGCGATATTTGACCGCCAAGATCTGTTGCAGCTTGCCCTTGACCTGGATGTACCTGTTCCAGAGGTATACGGCACCATAGAATGCCAAGCAGATGGCACGCTTTACACAACAAGAGCACAGAGGACAGGCTGCTCCATGTGCGGGTTTGGAATCCAGCTCGAAAAGAGACCGCATCGATTTGACCGGCTCTACGAAGACAACCCGAAAGAATGGAATTTTTGGATGCACCGATGTGTGAAAGATCCAGTTACAAATGAAGTATATGGGTGGGGTAGGGTGCTGGACTACATAGGGGTACATTGGACACAGGGATCATTACAAACAGATCTGGACTTGCAAGCAGGGAAAACTGCCAGCAGAAAGAAAGGATGACGAAGACTTGAGATTGCGAGAATATCCATTGGGGAACCGCAATATTGTAGGTGCCCGTGTTACGGAAGCACGCCGCCGTGTGAACATGCCTCAAAGAGTCTTACTTGCAAAAATGCAGGTCAAAGGCATAGAACTGAACACGTCCGGTTTGTCCAAATTGGAAGGGCAGCACCGGTATGTCATGGATTTTGAACTTGCGGCGCTGGCTGATGTTTTGGATGTAAAAGTGGATTGGCTTCTGGGAAGAAACGATTACATAAAGGGGAAATAGAAGATGCAGAAGAGCAAAAAAGAAGCCGCCCCGGGCGTTGGAAGCACCCAGAGCGGCAAAATGAAATGCGACAACATTTCTAATCAAAGTGTAGAGCAAAACAGCGAGGATGTCAAGGCGTTGGAAATGGTAAAGGAATTGGTTTGGTTAAAAGAAAACGTGGAAAAGCGGTATACCGCCGGCAAGGTGGATTCTTGCTATGCGTACACCCATGACGATGATAACGGCGCACAGGCCAGTGTTTCCTTTACATGTGCGGGAGAACTGTACACCCTGACATTGCATCATGAGGTTTAAATGGTAGAGATATGACACGTGCAGAGTTGATATCCATCTTGAATACGACACTGGATGCTACCTTGAGAGACTGTAAAGAGGACAACCCCATTGTATTCTGGACGTTCTTCATGAATCACTTTGACGGAACAGTTCGCCGCAAAATCGGTGATGATCTGGAACGCAAGGGAAAGAACCGATACACGGGAGAACCAGCAAAAGCCAAACAGACAGAATCTGCGGTAATAAGCAAATGTGACCAGTGCTGGTGTGACACATGCAAAAACTTTGATGACTGTGTGATTGATATGGAGGACTGTGAAGCAGAGGTGGAACCATGTCCCTGTGATGCATGTATAGACAGAGACTGCCCACCTTATGCACCCATTACAGCGGAACCGCCATGCGGCAAATACCGCGCACACGAAGCAGGAAGGATGGAACATGCCCAGGAAAGAGAACAGAGACAGGATATATACCAGTCAGAAAGAGGCGTGCGAGAATTGTCAATGCCATAGTTGCACAAAGCAGGAAAGCTGTCGTTTGCATCATCCGATCTTACCAGGGATGGGCAAAGACATGCTGCCGTATCCCTGCCAGAGCTGCGGTCAGGACGGAGCTTATCGGCCCTTTGTACCCAGGACAGCGGTGGCAATCTGCCAGATGTACATAACGCCATCCACGCACAAATATAGCAAGTGGGATTCGTGATGAAGCCGCCGTATGACAATACCGTCTGTCCCATCTGCGATAAGACCGTGAACGAAGTATGTGCCTGGTCCCATTGTCCCATGCTTTGCGCCATGGTTTGTATGGAACATTGCTATAAAGACTGTCCTTTCCTGGACAGGTGGTCCGCACATTGCAGGTATGATGTTATACCGGTGAAGACAGACGACAGATGAATAAGAATAAAAATCACCCATCGACATGAGGCCCGGCAGCCGTCGATGGGTGAAGCATTACCCGGAAGATATCCGGAGCAAATATATTGTACACCATTTGTTCCCTGGGTATTATCCCAACAGGCAAAAGTCCGGGCCTTTTCTGCCTTGGTTGAAGTATTAACATTACGGGCATAACCGGGAGAGGGAGGAAGAGCGGTGTACCTGAAGAAGACCTGCAAAGCTGGAATCACCATAGAAGTACACAAGAGCTATTCCGCCCGGTATGGCCGAAACATCCCGAGGGGGAACCGGGAGAACCGCACACCGGAGGCGATGAAGAAATATAACGAGAAGATGGCGTGGAGAAAGCTCACCCGGCAGATCAATGCAAACTTTGTCCCAAGGGACCTCTTCCTGACCTGCACCTATCGGAAGGAGGTGCGTCCGGATCCACAGCGGGCAAAGCAAAATATAGAGAATTTCCTGGACCGTGTACGTAGGCGTTTCAAAAAGGCAGGGGTGGAGTTTAAATACATTCTGGTGACAGCCTATGGAAAGCAGGGCGGGATCCATCATCACGTGATCATTCCTGCATTTGATTATCAGGTTGTTACAGCATGTTGGCCGCACGGAGCTATGCGGTTTGAGGCCCTGTATCCAGATGGCGAATACTCCGCCCTTGCCTGGTATCTTATCAAACAATCCCGCCTGTCCCCAGATGGAAGGGAATCCATTCCCGGGAATCGATGGTCCGGAAGCCGGAATCTTATCAAGCCGGTGGAGAAGGTGCAGGAGGTAGACGCCAGGGAGTGGCGCGAGGAACCGAAACCTGTTAAAGGCTATTACATAGATCCGAATTCTGTAGAGAATGGGATTTCGCCGGTTACGGGGATTCCATATCAGTTCTACAGGATGATTCAACTGCGCCCATTTGAGAAAGGAAGGTCAAAGAATGCAAAACGATCCGCGAAAGATGCAACGGCAATGGCAAGGTACGGTTAACAACGCGCAAGGGCATCTCTTTGAAGACGAGATCAAAACAGCTTGTAAGCAATACAAAGCACAGCGGCGCGCAAAGATCGACAAGATACCGGAGCCGTTCCGAGTGACGAAGAAGCACGGAAGCGGAATCTTCACCGGTCGGTTTACTGCGGCCGCAGAACCGGACTACCAGGGAACGCTGGCGGGTGGCCGGTCCATTGTGTTTGAAGCCAAGTACACAACCACAGAGCGCATGCATCGGAACGTTCTGACGCAGGAGCAGCTGAACGCGCTGGAAGACCATGCTGGAATGGGCGCAATCGCAGCGGTATGCGTTGGAATCCGTGACCGCTTCTTTTTCGTGCCGTGGGTGGTGTGGCGCGATATGAAGGAGTTTTTTGGGAGAAAGTACGTTACAGCGGAAGACCTGCAGCATTACCGCGTCAAGTTTAATGGTGCCGTGCTCTTTTTGGATTACTTACGATAAAGGAACGGGAGGGGGTATGTTGCAAAAAAGTGTAAAGCTGGAACGGGGAATCTATAAACGTTGTAAAGCGACCGCGGAGGACTATTATAACCTTTTAAGGCGAAGAAAAGAGATAGAGGAAGAAGTGATCCTGGCGGGCAAAAATCCCTCTGATGGAATGCCGCATGGTGGAAGCAGCGATGACGAAACAGCGCGCAAAGCGGAACGGTTGATTGCCCGAAAGCGCCATTTGGATGAGTTAATCAGGGCGGTTGAATCAGCCTGGAGCTTTGCCAGGGATGATACAGAAAAGGAGTTCATCAGATTAAATCTGTTCAGCCATGTTCCGATGAACCACATAAAACTGCCGATGTCATTGCGTACTATGAAACGCTGCCGCCAGAAGTTTCTCATCAATTTAGCTGCAAATTTATTTGAAATATAAAGGTTGGCCCCATTTGCGTCAAAAACTGTTATAAAATAGTATTGTCAAGATACGTCAAAAAGACATATTTAACTTCTTCATGCTCTTCCTCTCCTCTGGCGCCCTGTTTTTACAGGGCGCTATTTGTTTACCTGAAAGGGGCCATTGCGGTGGATTACAGGAATGTGATAGCAGAATATGAAGCTGAAATAGCACTGATGGATGATAAATTATCGAAACTGAAGACCGGCCGCCAAGATGTGAACGCTTACATCATGCAGCTCATTTGTATGCGGGGAGATTTGTGCCAGCAACTCCATGAAGCGAGAGCTGCTGCAAGCAGAGGCCGGCCTCCGGATAGGGGGGATGATTGATGGCACGGCCATTGAAATACAAGACAGCGGAAGAGCTGCAAAAAGCAATTGACGCTTACTTCTTATCATGTGAAGGGGAGCTGTTGAGGGACGATGACGGGAATCCGGTTTTAAACAAATGGGGAGCCCCTGTTATGGTTGGGCAAAAGCCGCCTACGGTTACGGGGCTGGCTTTGTCCATAGGCCTTGCGTCCCGTCAGGCCCTGTTAAATTATCAGGGAAGAAAAGCGTTTAATGACACTATCACCCGTGCCAAGTCCCGCTGTGAGGAATACGCGGAGTCTAGGTTATACGACCGTGATGGCGCTATGGGCGCGAAGTTCTCACTGATTAACAATTTTAAAGGTTGGAAAGAGAAGACGGACGAATCGAAAGATAAAGACGATGTAATAAGGATTTTAGACGATATATGAGAAATATTCGACTATCGGAGTTAATTGCACCCCACTACTATGCAGTGCATCAGGATATTAGAGAACATGGCCACACGCATTATTGGCTGGATGGTGGTCGTGGTGCGGTAAAGTCCTCTTTTGTCAGTTTGGAAATACCTTTAATTTTGAAACGGAACCCACAGGCCAATGCGCTCATTCTGCGCAAGGTTGCGGGAACGATCAAAGACAGTGTATATAATCAGATTTTATGGGCGATTGATATGCTGGGATTACAGGAAGAATTTCGGGCAACGAGATCACCACTTGAAATTACGTATCTTCCAACAGGTCAAAAGATTTACTTTCGGGGCGCGGATGATCCAGTAAAAATAAAATCTATTAAGCCAAAACAGGGATATATCGCTATTGCATGGTACGAGGAGCTGGACCAGTTTGGAGGTCCGGAAGAGATACGGAGTATCAATCAATCTATCATGCGTGGCGGTGAACTGTTTTGGCTTTTTTATAGCTATAATCCGCCAAAGTCGAAAGATAACTGGGTCAATGTTGAAAAATTTCAAACGCGAACTGACCGGCTGGATTGGCATAGTACGTACCTGGATGTGCCTAGAGAGTGGCTGGGCGAACAGTTCCTCTTAGAAGCGGAAGAACTGAAACGGAAGAAACCGCAGGCCTATGAACATGAATACATGGGAATCGCCACCGGGACGGGCGGTGCGGTGTTTGAAAATATTATGGAACGTCCGATCACCGAGGAAGAGATTCTCACACTGGGAAATTTCTATTATGGGATTGATTTTGGCTTTGCGGTGGATCCATTTGTTTTTGGAATACAGAGCTATGATAAAGCACGCAAGACGCTTTATATACTGGATGAAATCTATGAACCGAAAATGTCCAATAGTCGTGCGGCCGAAAGAATTAAAGAAAAAGGCGTACTTTCAAAGCTTATTACAGCGGACAGTGCCGAACCGAAATCGATTGCTGCGTTGCGGGAGTATGGCCTGAATGTAAAAGGGGCGGCTAAAGGTCCGGATAGTGTGGACTTTGGCATTCGATGGTTACAGGACTTAGATGCAATTGTCATCGATAAGGCGCGGACCCCTAATGCATACCGGGAGTTTACCTGTTATGAGTACGATATGGATCGGGCAGGAAACTATATTTCGGCATACCCGGATAAAAACAACCACTTTATTGACCAGTGCCGGTATGCGTTGGAATCTGTAATGGAGCGTCGCAAAGCTCGCATTATCCAAAATAACTATTTGAGGAGGTGAGGAATATGATCAGGCCAGCGGGAACGGAACCAACGCCAGAAGTATTACTATCCTGTATTAAGGAGCATCAAAGGGAAATACCGCGATTGGAACGGCTGTACCGATACTATAAAGGCAATCACGATATTTTGCATCGCAAAGTGGAAAACCCACTTACACCCAATAACCGCATTATTGCTCCGAACGCCTATTATATTACAACGATTGCCAACGGGTTTACTTTTGCCAATCCCCTTTCATATAAAGGAGACAACATTGACAATCTGGTACAGGAGAACAAACTGGCGAAGACAGCGGCACATGATGCTGAGATTGGCGAGGATCTGTCTATTTTCGGTCGGGCATACGAATTGGTTTATATGTCTAAGTTACCGTATCAGCAAGTGAAGCTCAATCATCTGGATCCACAAAGCGCTTTTGTCGTATTCAGCAATGAGATAGATCCGGAGCCATTGTTTGCAGTTTACTACTATAAAAAGATTGAAAGTGACGGGGCACAGGACGGCTGGAAACTAAATGTATACGATGCGAATTGGTTATATCTATACGATTTAAAAAGTTTGACCGACTTGCCAACACCAGAAAGCCAAACCCCACATTATGCCGAACAGGTCCCTATCATAGAATACAAAAACAATGATGAGGGAATAGGCGATTATGAGCGTGTTATGACGCTGATTGATGCATATGACCGGTTGCAGTCTGACCGCCTCAATGATAAAGACCAGTTTATAGATGCGATTCTGGCAATATATGGCGCGCAGTTAATGGATGATGCAGATAAAGCGCCAGAAGTTGTCAAGCTATTGCATGATTACAAGATTATGGACGACCTGGACAAGGACGCCCGAATCGAATATATCAAAAAGGCATTGGATGAAACCAGCGTTGAAGTTCTGCGTCAGGCGATTAAATCTGACATTTCCAAGTTTTCGTTGGTTCCGGAACTCACAGATGAGAACTTTGCCGGAAATGCATCTGGTATTGCCATGGAGTATAAAACGCTGGGGCTGAAATGGCTTGCCAACATCAAGCGGCGTATGTTTAAGAAATCACTGGACCGCCGCCTGCAGGTTATGAACAGCTATATGTCCCGATTGGGCCGTGGTTTTGATTGGACAGATGTAGATATTACATTTGACGATGCCCTGCCGGTTGATGTTATGAGCTATCTGCCTTATGCAAAAGATACGCTATCCTGTAAAACTATGGTGTCCTTCCTGGCGAACAAATTTGGGGTCGCAGATGTAGAGAAGGAACTGGAACAAATTGCACAGGAGCAGGCGGAGACGGACCAAAGACAGCGGAACCTATTTAATAATGAAATTCCTTTCGGTGAGGCCGAAGAATGAAAAGCGAGGCGTATTGGCGCAAACGTGCAGAAGGCATTTTGTTGGAGGCGGAGCGAAATACAACAGACTATTTAAATCAGCTCAATGTGCTATATCGCAATACAGCGGAAGAGATAGACCGAAAGAGTAAAAAGATCTTTGATACATATCGAAAAGACTTTACAGCGGAACAGGCAAAGCAATGGCTGAATGAAGTTGTACCCAGAGCGGAATACGATCAGCTGAAAGAGTCGATTTCATCCATGACAGATGAACGAATGAAAAAGCAGACGCTTATGCGTTTGAATGCGCCTGCTTACCGCTATCGCATCACACGCTTGCAGTATCTTAAGCAGCAAATCATGGCGGAACTGTCTATCGCGGCGGATCGGGAAAAACAAGTAACCACCCAATGCTATGTAGATGCGGTTAAGTACAGCTATTACCACACCATGTATGAACTACAGCAGGGGGTGGGGTTGGGCTTCTCGTTTGCACAACTACCGCATAGCACAATCGATCGGTTGCTTTCTGCAAGATGGTACGGCCGCAACTATTCTGCGTCTATTTGGAGAAACCGTGGGCAGGTTGCCACAGCGGCTGCAAATGTGATTAAAGTAGGCGTTTTGGCTGGGCAATCCATTCCGGATATGTCGAAAGCCCTGATGGAGCAAACCTATACGAACAGCATGCGCAATGCGACGCGTCTGGTGAGGACGGAAGTCAACTATTTTTCTAACCAGGGAGCGATTGAAAGCTACAAAGAAGCGGGCATTGAAAAGTATGAATTCATGGCAACGTTGGATTTGCGAACATCTCCCATGTGCCGTGAACACGATGGAAAGACTTATCTAATTCGTGAAGCAACGGTTGGGGGAAATTATCCTCCATTGCACCCATATTGTCGCAGTACAGTTGCAGCGGTTGTTGATGTTCCGGGTCTTGAACGTATGGATAAACGCGCGGCAAGGAACACTGCTACCGGGAAGACAACTGATATACATAAGATGGCTTATAATGAATGGAAGAAGCAGTATGTTGACGTAGATGATACACTGGCAATTTTCCAGCCAATGAAGCCTTATTATAGTTCAGATGGCACTTTCAATATGGAAGCAGCGATTAATGATTACAGAAGGTTCTTGCAAACTGTACCCGAAGAATGTAGAATATATTTAGAACAAGCGTTAAATGCGGTAGACTATATTGAAACGAAATTACCTGATGCTCCGTTTGGCTATTCTCCTTCCCGTGATACAATCTTTTATGATTCAACAAAGAAAAGCTTTATGGATTTAGATTTTCGGATTGTAAATACACATGAACTATCACATCGTGTTGATGCTGCTTTTATTCATTCATGGGAAAGCAGTGCATTTCAAGTGGCAATAACAGATGCTAAAAGTGTTATTGATTTAGAGCCAAGCAAATATGTGGAGTTTTGTGAAAAATATGATCATGATGGTTTTCTTTCAGATATATTAGATGCAATCTGTGAGTCTGATTATAGGTTCGAATATAGCCATTATAAGGATTATTGGGAGAAACCTGGTAATAAGCAGAAAGAGATATTTGCCAACTTATTTTCTTTAGAAAGTTTTAATGATATTAATAAACTTAGCTTTATTAGAGAGAATTTTGGCCGTGTATATGATAGCTACCAAGAACTTTTAGTAATGATTTAGGGGACTAATAAGTATGTATGTAGCGAGAGTGGATTCTCAGATATTGAAAAGCGAAGAAGTACATAATTTGCTGGATCAGTATGAAGAGAAATTTAACGAGCGATTTATAGCATTTAACTATGCTGACTTTGACCGTCAAGGAGATAAGCCAGCGGCCCAAATCTATAAAGAGACTTTACAGGAAGCGTTAGAAAAAAATACTCCGTATCACATTGAGTCGAAACGCTGTTCGTTTTTTGATCATTAATTAGGGAAGAATCTGCAAAGTAGATATGTTAAAAGTACCGCTCGGCTTATGCCAGGCGGTATTTTTATGCCCATTTTTAACAGAAAGGAGATGTTTTCATTCGATAGCGTAGGGAGTGAGCGCTCGTCCTGGGCAGGACGTTAAAAGGCCCTTTTTCATACATAGATGTATCCCCTGGCAGCGTACAGGGCGGTGCGATAAAGGAGACAATTATGAGAGTTAAAAACCACAAATTTCAGGATCTGACCCGCCGTTGGGATGATGGTGGAACCGCCGACATGAGCGAAGCGATTTCCGCGACGAGTGAAAGTGTTTCTCCAGATGAAGCGCAGGCTACGGAAAAGAATGCTGCGCAGAACTACGATGATCTTTTAAAGACAGATAAAACGCTGCAATCCTGGCTGGATAGCCGGGTCAGCAAAGCTTCCCAGACAGCGGTTCAAAACGCCCTGGAAAAGGAGCGTCTGCTGGCAGATGAAAAAGCTTCGGAAGCGGAGAAGCTGGCGGCTATGTCGGAAAGAGAGAAGCAGGAATATCTGCTAAAAAAGGCAAAGGATGAAATTGCGCAGCTAAAAGCGGAAGTGAACACGCGTCAGCTGAAAGATCAGGCGTTGCGGATTGCCGAGGAAAAGAAGGTACCTATTCCGTTGGCAGAGCTGCTATCGTTTGAACATCTTAAAGCGGAAGAGGTGGCAGAGCGAATTGACAGCATTAAGACCGTTTATGATCAGGCAGTAGCCGCAGGGATTTCGCAGGCGCTTTCCGGAGCGGGAACACCGCAGGGCGGATCCGCAGAGAAATCGTTTACGTATTCCATGGACCAGATCAGAAGCATGTCACCGGATGAGATTAACAAGAACTGGGATGCAATAAAGGCATCCCTGGGAAATGGCTAAACAGAAAGGATAATGAATTATGGCAGTAACGACTTTTATTCCTACCGTATGGAGCGCCCGTCTGCTGGCGCACTTGGACACGGCTCACATCTATGCAAATCTCCTGAATCGAGATTACGAAGGTGAAATCAAAGGTTACGGCTCCACGGTGAAGATCAATCAGGTTGGCGAAATCACCGTGAAGGACTATACCAGAAACAGCGATATGGACGCGCCGGAGGAGCTTTCTACGGCGGACCAGACACTGATCATCGACCAGGCCAAGTATTTCAATTTCCAGGTGGACGATGTGGACAAGGCGCAGGTACGAGCATCGCTCATGGATACCGCAATGCAGAGGGCGGCTTATGCCCTTAGTGATGTATCCGACAAGTATGCGGCGGACCTGCTGGCGAAAGGCGCTACAAATAAAATCGGAACTACGGCGTCACCGATTGGATTGACTGCAAACAATGCCTATGAACAGCTTGTAGACATGAAGAACATGCTGGACAAAAAGAATGTTCCGACGGCTGGCCGTTGGGTTGTGGTTCCTCCGGAATTTGAGGGACTGATGTTGCTTGACCAGCGGTTTGTCGGCACGGGTGGCGTGAAGGCGGAGGCTACGCTCGTCAACGGCGCGGTTGCACAGGCCGCCGGATTCACAATCTACAAATCCAACAATGTACCTGTTGCGTCGGATAAATACAGCATTCTGGCGGGCTACAACGGTGCGGCAACTTATGCGGAGCAAATCGTGGAAACTGAGGCTTACCGCATGGAAAAACGCTTTGCGGATGCGGTAAAGGGCCTGCATGTATACGGTGCAAAGGTAACGCGTCCGGAGACGCTGGTGTTGTTGACGGCTACTTTTGGCGGCAGTCTAATGAGCTAAAATGGATAGTTGTGTTTACGCTTCTCTTGAAGCGCAGCTTCCTGATGTTCCATTTGAGCAGTTGGAAGCCCTTGTAGCGGATGCAGAAGCGGTTGTCAAACAGATGACGCGCCGGAATGATGTATCTGCTTATGAGGCAGGAGTCCGGGCGGTGGCGGTGTTGCTATACAACCGTATCGGACGAGAAGGAGAGACCGCGCATAGCTCTGGCGGAGTATCCGTGAGCTATGAAGAGCTGCCGATGGCAGTACGTCATCTGTTGCCGCAACCGTTGGCGTCAATCGCAGGAAAGAGGTTTGAACGTAATGTGGAGACCGAACCCGCGAAATAGCTGCAAAGTAATTGTAAGGTCTGTTGTTCCAGATCTCAATGGAAATACAGATGACTATGGACATCCGGTGTTGACGTCTCAAGACACCACAGTCACAGCTGAAAAGTACCCCTATTCGGATCCCGTTGAGAGGCAGGCGATAGGAATTACAGCGGAGGAAGCGTATACTGTGATCTTCTCCGCGCCTGTGCCTGTGCCAGATGCACAGATTATCATAGAGGGCAATCTCTATCGGATCGTCTCCATTGCGCCATATGAGCCGGTACAGCTTGTTGTGGCAAGCACTGGCAGGAGGGCAGACAATGAATGACATGGACAAATTGATTACCCTGCTGCAGGCGCAGAAAATGAGGGTGCAGACAGCGGCCAGCATGGGCATATTTAAAGCCGGGTTGCTGGTAGAAGGCGATGCAAAGCGCTTGTGTCCGGTTGATACTGGCAGGTTGCGCAGCAGTATCACCACAGAAAAACGTATGGATGGAGATAAACCAGTAGCGTCTGTCGGAACTAATGTTGAATATGGGCCCTATGTTGAGCTTGGCACCGGGCAGAGCGGGGAGCCGTCGGTGGATCATCGTGTTGACTGGGCAGGACAGCCACCCAAACCATTTATGCGGCCGGCCATGCATGCCAATCGGGATAATATAGCCCAGGTTGTAGCAAGTGAAGTCAGGAAGGTGTTGAAATAGTGTATTACAAGAATGCAATAGACGAATGTGTTCAAGTGGAAGACATTTATCAAATAGACATTGTTCCTGACATTGTCACCATAGGGAAAAGCGCGATTCCCAATTTACAGACGGGCTGGTTCTCGAAGCAAACCACCTATCCAGCGGCTGTATTTTACCTTCTGGGCTCTCTGGTGCGGAATTACATATCTAATACGGCACAGACGGTAAATTTCACGTATTACTTTGAGGTCAGGGCGTTCACAGAGCCGGAAAGGGACAATTTAGCCCGTAACCTTTGCAGCGTATTATCAACCATTTATGAATCCCGCAGGACGCAATACGACGACAGTTTTGAGTCTGCGACGGGTACGTACATAAAACGAATTACCTTTACTTTTACAGTTAAATTAGGAGTGTGATATTTATGGCAAGTACGCCTTTAACCGTTAACGTAACGCCAATTCTGGGTGTTTCTGACCTGGTTCTGTTCCCCGTAACGGAAGACACAAAAACGACGCTTACCACGGATGATGCGAATCTGATCGACTTGTCCGAATGTGTGGTGTCCAAAGCTTATGCGCCGGAAATGGCGGAAGGAGACTTCTACAGCTCTAACAAAAAGCAGAAGTCCGTGAAATCCAATAAAGGCGGTACGGTCACTTATGTGATCCCGTCTATTACTCCCACATTGAAAGAACGCGTCCTGGGAGCAAAGAAAAACACAGCGGGTGCGACGGTGCAGGGATCGAACGACGTATCCCCGGAATACATCTGTGCGCACCGCGTCAAATTGACCGATGACATTTATATCCTGGAGAAGTACGCAAAAGTCGTATTTGCGACGCCCTCTGAAAACGCGGAGACGGAAAACGAAAGCGTCAACTATCAGACGGCGGAGCTGGTCGGAACCATCGTGCCGCTGAACTACGAAGTTCCGTTTACCGGAGGCAACAAAAACGGCAGTTTCTTGTTCAGTGTCCAAAGCGACGACGAGAAGTTTGCCACTTTGGCGACTACATGGTTTACGAAGGGAACAGCGGGAATTACAACGACTGGTCAAGTGTCTTAATGAAAAAGGCGGGATAACTCCCGCCTTAATTTTATGGAGGAATCAATGAAGCTGCAGAGTTTAAGAAAAAATTGTCATACCATCACGATAGATGAAAAGCCAATGACCTTACGGATGGATCTGAACGCACTCGATTATCTGGAACGAACCTGCGGCGGCATTGAGCAGGCGGCGAACGCGCAGGATATTAAGACGCAAAAGCATTTTATCCGCGCGTTCCTGCTCTGCAATTACCCAGAGAACGCAGAGGTTTTCAACAGAGATGACCTGAACGGTTTAAAACCATCCCTGTATCAGGTGGGACAATGGTTTGATCCGGACACCATCGCGGCGGTATCATTGGAACTGTATACACTGGCGTTGGAACAGATGGAAGTTCCGGAGGGTGAGAATAGCCTGGGGGAACAGATGAAGGAGACGGTGGTGGCTGCGATTGGTGCGCTCTTGAAGTTATGTGGACAGCCGAACTTGGACGAAGCCCTGAAAGTTTTTGGCTATCGACGCCAGGAGAAATCCTGATGCGAATCAACCGGTACGTCTCTCTAAAGTATGGCACGGGCAAAAAGTACAAGGGAAAAGAAGTAGCAATTGGTGGACGGCGTTATGTCCAATATGATAACCTAGCAGACCTGAAAAATGATTTTCCTAGCGTGGGGTGATTAAATGGCGGATAATGTAATTGGGCGCACTACGATTGAAATTGTAGGCGATACATCACGATATAACAGCAGCATCGACGCGGCGGTGCAAAGAACGGCTCTGATGCAGGCCAGACAGCGGGCCCTCACGCAGGAGCTGGAACAAAACCAGCGGAAATTGGACGTGTCGTCCCGTGGGCTAGCCAGCAACACCAGCGCAAGAGAACGCAATGCGGCCGCCATACAGCGCGCAATTGCGCAGTACGGCCAGGAGTCCACGCAGGTACAGCGGCTACTGCAGACCAAAGCATCGCTAGAGCGGACGACCGCTCAACTGACACAACGGATCGAGGCATTCCGTAGCCGCGAACAGGCGCTAAACTCACAGTTGACTAGCGTCAATCAGGCGCTGGCGCAGCAGGCTGCTAATAATGGCCGTATCACGTCGTCAAGCAATGCCGCGTCATCGTCTCTCAGTACCATGTCACAGCGGTTGGGATCTATGATGTCAATGCTCAAAAGCATGCTTGCCATGCGTGCGACGCGGTCATTTTTGGAGGCGACCATTGGCGGTCTATCTCAATTCGAGCAGTACGAAACCTCTTTTGCGGTCATGCTGGGAAATATGCAGTCCGCAAAGGATCTAATGTCTGACTTGCAGGACTTTGCGGCAAAAACACCGTATCAGTTACCTGATGTGACCAAAGCCGCGCAGCTCTTGATGAACTACGGCGTCGAGGCTAAAGACCTGATTACCACAATGACCCATTTGGGAGACTTATCCCAAGGGCAGGCGGACAAGCTGGACCGTATCTCTCTTGCCTATGGCCAGATGCTGGCAAAGGGGAAAGTTACCGGAGAAGAACTCCGGCAGATGACCGAAGCAGGCGTACCGTTAACGCAGGCATTGGCGGATAATATGGGGATTGCAACGTCGGAGTTGATGGGATTTATCGAAAAGGGCCAGGTGGGCATTCCGGAGCTAGACTCAGCGATTGAAGGATTGACCACGGGAACTGGAAAGTTTGCCGGTATGATGGAACAGCAGTCGCAGACATTGGCCGGCCAGTGGAGTACCTTGAAAGACAACATGGGGGCATTTGCGCGCGAGATTGGCGAAGAGGCTTTTGCAGAAACTAAATCAGCATTGGCAGGAATATCACAAGAGTTTGCAGAACTCAAAAAGTCTGGAGAGCTATCTGCCCTAGCCAAACAGTGGGGAGCTGTGTTTGGTGGGATTACTAAGGTGGTGTTAGGAACCACGGAAGCACTAGTTAAACATAAAGAGATGTTGGGAGCGTTAGTTGTAGCCTATGGTGCCTGGAAGGTGGCGCAGGAAATTAATGCGGCTTTTATGCTCAAGAATAAATTAGTCACAGAAGGTGCAACCGTCGCTCAGGCAGCATTTAATGCAACTTTGAGCGTCAATCCACTGGTCCTGCTTGCAGGTGCGTTGGCTGTCGTAGTGGGCGGGATGCTGGTATTTGCACAGGCAGCGGATGAAAGTACTAGGAAATTGCGAGAGAGCCAGGAACAGCTGCAAAATTTAAATGATGAGGTCGCGAATATTGAAACATCGGGAATAGAAGATGCCTCAAGCCGATTAGGCGAATTGGAAATGGTATCAAAGCAGCTTGTCCCGGAAATGCAAAAGATTGACGAAACTGTAGAGGATGTAGCTACACGGAAAAAGCTACTGGCCAGCCGAGTTGAAGAACTAAATCAGGTGCTAGGATATGAAGCTGCAAGCATTGATAATATAACAGGCCATCTGAAAATGAATACGGACGAAATCTACAAAAATGTAGAAGCATTAAAGGCTCAAGCAAAAGCGGAAGCGACCAAAGCCAAAATGTCCGACTATTATACGCAACAAATAAAGGCGCAGGAAGAAATTATAAGCGATAACGAAAAAATAGAGGAACTGAAAGTTGAACGCGAAAAACTAGAGCAGGCAAAAGTGGATTATCTAAAAAAATACGGCGAAATAGATCCTACAGCAGATGTATTTACAAACCAAATTGATGCTATTGACAGCCAGATAAAGAATTTCACCGAAGACATAGATACACAAAATGATATAATAGATGCAGCAGGGGATGGCATTAACAAACTTTCCGGGATGCTCGATGAGTATTCCGCCGCAGCCGGAGACGCGCAGGAAGCCACGGAGGGCGTCAACAGCAGCCTGATGGACACAGACGCGCTTATGGAAAGCCTGGAGGGTAGCGAAAAACGCCTTAAAACGCTGGCTTCGGCCCAAAAAGAGGCAGTGGACGGTGGTAAACTGTCAATCAGCACGATTAGGGCGCTTGGCGAAAGTTATTCAGAGCTTATGCCATATCTAAATGATTATATGGCAGGAATCATTGACGAAAAAGAACTTATTGAGCAGTTTCCGGCGCTATACCGAGAAGAGTCCGCACAGTATAGTGCCACCATGATGCAAAAGTATAAGGATAACGAGGACTTTTTTCGCACGCTGAAAAACAAAAATAGCGAGCTGTTTAGAAACCTAGAACAAGAATATCGCGGGGATCGTGGTAACTGGTCTACTCTAGCACAGGCCAAAGGCGACATCGAGCAGAACTTGATCACGCAGCTGTCTAAAAAATGGCAGGAGTATTACAGTGCCGTCGGAGGAAACGCCGCGAAGACGGTTGAGGCGATGGAACAGCAGCTCGCGCAGCTCAACGAGAGGGGTGCTGGGCCCAAACGTAATGCGTCGCATTGGACAACTTGGGAAGTTGAAAGAGAGCGCAAAAAGATTCAAGGCATGATTGACTTAATGAAACCACTCACCGACCTCGAGGGTGCCTTTGAGCTTAATGTCGAAGATGTAGACTTTAGCGCAACTGAAAAAAAGAAAAAAGAAAGCGCTAAAAAAGAAAAAACGTGGCAAGAAAAGCTCTATGACGAGCTGAAATATAAGCGCGAAATGGAGTTTATTAGTGAACAGGAGTATATAGACGAGCTGGTCAAAATCCGTGACAGCTATTATGGAATTGACGAGGATAATTTCCGCAAATACGCACAGGAAATTTACAAGTTAGAAAATAAGATGAAGAACGACACAAAGAGCGCCTTGCGGAGCGCATTTGAGGACCAGATAGGTCTGGCAAAGGATTATTACGCCAAACAGAAAGAACTAGTAGAGGAACAGTCCGAAGCGGAAATCAAAGCGATCAATGACAGCTATGATAAACGCCTAAATATTATAAAAGAGGAATATGAGGCCGAAAAAGACCGTGTAGATGGAATTATATCAGAGCTACAGCGGGAAATTGACGCAAGAAAGCGTGCCCGAGACGAAGAAAAACTTAACGATGATCTAGCTTTTGCGCAGACAAAAATCCAGAATTTGCAAACGCAAATACAATACGCCCGCACTCCGGAGGAAAGGGCAGAATTAGAGAAAGAGCTCAAACGTCAGCAAGAAGAGTTAAAGGATTTAACTGTAAAAAAGGAAGTTAATGAATTAGAAGCTGAAAAACGAGTACATCAAGAACGCCTCAAAAATCTTGAGGAAGAATACAAAGAAGATGAAAAACGGCTTGAGAAAAAACGCAAAAAGTCCCTGGCCGTCGCAGAGGAGGCCAGGGACCAGGCACTCAAAGTGCTAGAAGATTCTTTTAAATCCTTTGAGGCAGGACTGTATCAGGTGTACGGTTATGTTAATCAGGAGACTTTGTCCATTGGGAAGAGATTTGCAGATGCCACTAATTCAGCATTAGGTAACGGTTTTCAAACCGTTAAAACACAGGCGCAAGCAACCATTGATGCAATGGTTGCCAAGGTGCAGGATGCTGTAGCCCGCCTGGAAAGCTCCATAGAACGATCAAAACGCTCATACCGGAGCGGTACGGCTGTAGCATATAGCAGCAGCGATAATCGTAGCATGCTTGTGACAAACAACATTTCCCGTGGTCTTACTGAGGGCCAGGTAGCCAGACTAATGGACCGGCAAGCGGAACGATTGCTGTATGGGAGAAGGTAAGTATTACCACCAATAACCCTCACGCATACCTCTCAAGGCCGAATAATTTTGTATTCCTTCGTAATTGACATCAATATTATCTCTAGCTATTATCCAATGGAGTTCACTTATAGGCGATTCGTCGTACTGTTTCCATTCGGCATCATAACCTCCTCGATTAACGAAATTTGCAAAACCAAAGAGTTGATGCTCTACTAAATCTAATTGTAAAGCCGGGTATTCATAATAGTAGTTATAATATTCGCCAATTAGCTTCTTACCTGGTGCTGCTGCCTCAGCAGTAGTGGCGATTAGCTCCATATGTTCTTTTAATTTTTTATAGTAGGTGGCTCTTTGCTCATCTGTATATTTTATGTTATCTATTGGTCCTTGCAAATCCGAAAGTGAACATTCAAATTTAATACTGTAATCATATGCATAGTATTTGCTTGAATTTTCTCTGATGACTATGTTAAAGTTTAGAGTTCCTAAATTTGTTTCTAAGGTGTTAAATTTTGAAAGACGTTCCCAAAGCTCAGTTCCCGAATTAGCTGGCTCAACATATACAATTGAAGGTTTGTTCATTTTGTTGGCGGTTGTAATTTTTTTAGGTTGAGGTTGTCCTATAGTAATTACACAGTGTTTAACAGGATTTTGTCCCGGCAAAGTGGTATAAATGGCAGAGGCTTCACCTGGCTTACCGACAGCAAAGACTTGAAAGCGGTATTCATCCTCTCCGTTAACATTTTTCATTTTCTTACAGTTACCAGTTTTCAATATGCTGCCGTTTCCTGCTGCTATCTTCGGGTCTTCATGTGTCCCATGCACAGTGAATTTAAACCAGTAGTAATCTCCCTGGGGTTTTGTGAAGTCTGCGGTAGTATCACTTTCTACATAAGGCTGCGTAGCAGCGGAGGCCATCGGAAGGCCGCATAGTAATAACGCAACGCAAAGAAATAGCGCCATAATTCTTTTCTTTTTCATAAAATTTACCTCCTAGTTAGTTCGTAATTTGTTTATATTATAAGATGCAACAGCAATTTCCGCAAGAGAAAAAGATTAAATTATCCAAAATATCTTGTTTGTTGATTGTGGAGGTGTTACGGTATTATTAGCAAATGCCATTTTATATAGTCTCACCCTGTAACCTGTAAAAGGTGAGTGGATTGAAATCGCCTTTTCCTCCGGAGTGCGAGCATACTGGATTGTCTCACCCTGTAAGGGGTGAGTGGATCAAATGCTGAGAAAACGGATTGACAACAAAAAGAAAGGAGGCTATAATAAACACGTAAGGTGCTACCAGTAGACGGTTGCCCCTCGTAATTAGCTAAAGAATTAGCCGCTTACTTTGTTGGGGTAGGGCGGCTATTTCTTTTTCGTGTGAGTTGCAACAGTCCAAACGAACGTCGCAATACCCAGGAGTACACTGCAAAGCTGAAATAGCTCTGAATATGTAATCATGGCCTCACCCCCTCTCGTGGAGGGGAAAAGAAACGATCCCCTCCAGGAATGGAGGGGCAACCGCCCAGCGTCTTGATAACACCTTACAGAAAATATAATACCACAATAGCCAAACATTGACAAGAACCGCACTCCGTTTTGGGGCGCGGTTTTTTCATGCCCAAAATCAGGAGGTGAAGCATGGAACAAGTAACTTATGTATCCGATAATGGATTGATCATTGTCTTTGATGAGGTTGGTCCGTATCTTTTGTCCAGTATTGATACGATGGGCGTCGGAAGCACCGAGGACAGCGATATGTCCATTGGCGGGATCTATAATACTTACGCGACCGGATACGATCAGCGCAGCGTGCCAATAGAGGTTGCGATTCTGGGTGGTGACAAGCGGGGCTGGTTTGATCTGGGAAACTTGCAGCAAATGAAACAAAAATTGGCTAATACAATTGACCTGAATTATCAGGGCACGCTGACTTATGAGAATGATACCGGCGCGTATTCCTTGCGAGGACGCTTTTTGGAGATCCCCGCCGGCTTTGACAGAATCGGTAGCTACGAGAAGTTCAGCCTGACCTTCCAATCTACGGAGAATCCAAAATGGAAAGAACGCAGTGATCGAGTCGTTCGCATGGGTGCGGTTTTAGGCGGTCTGTCCTTCCCCCTGGTGATCGACCCAACTTTCACTTTCGGCACCTATACAACAGAGTTTGCCGTCATTAATGATACTTACGACAATTTACCCGTGCGCATCGTCGTAATGGGAACGGCTGAAAGTGTTACTATAACCAATCAGACGACCGGACAATTCATGCAGTTTAACCGCGCAATCACCTCCGCGCAACAGCTGGAAGTGGACACGGAGCGCGGAACAGCGGTGATCAACTCCGCCATTACCGGACAGCTCATCGAGAATGCCAGCCACTACCTAACGCTGGACAGCGATTATTGGTATTTACAGCGCGGCCGCAATGTCATCAACCTGGACGGCGGCGGACAAACGACAAAGCCGTTGGGATACATGTTCTGGCGGAAACAGTTTGGAGGCGTCTGATGGATATACGTGTATTTAGTCCGATAACCGGCAGCCAAACGTTGGAGGAAGGCCAGCTGGGAAAGATTGTTCCGCAATCGCTTTCGTGGACAGAAAACCTCTATGAGCCGGGTTCCTGGTCTATGTCGCTGTCCGCCTTTGATGCTTATGCCAGCGCGTTGCAGCAAGGGAATCTCATCAGCGTGCGCGGCAACAACGTCTACCTATGGGGGATTATCCGTGGCCTTGACGATGAGCGCACCGCGACCGCCGCACCGATTGGCCGCAGTGGAGACGACCTGAAAGGATACCTCAAGCAGCGCGTTTGTTTGTATCCGTCATCGGGAAGCGATTTGAAAGGATATGACACGGTATCCGGCAGCACGGAAACCGTAATGAAGCACTATGTAATCAATAATATCGTTTCCCCGGCCAATACCAAACGCGCAATTCCCGGTTTTACCGTTGCCGCCGATCAGGGCAGAGGCATTGCGGATGACAAGTACATGGCACGGTTTAACCGGCTCGACGAACTGTTACAGGAGGTCGGTGCGGCCCAGGAGCTTGGATATAAGGTGGATGTGGATATATCTGCTGGGAACATGGTATTTGATGTGGTTATGGGTACAGACCGTACAGCCGGACAATCAGACCGACCGCGTATCATTTTGGATGTGGACTTGCGGACTGCTCTGGACAGTCACTTCGTCAGCGACGTGGAGAACTACCGCAATGCGTTTTACACAACGAAGAGCGGTGCACGCTCCGAGGCTGAGGAGACGACGCTGCTGGTCTGCCGGGAAAATGACGCGGAACCGGAAGGCCGCGAACGATATGAGACGCAAATTAATGTGAATGTAGATGATACAGCGTCGGACGTCGTCGGGGAAATGCAGAACCTTGCCCGCAAAGAAGCAACAAATTTCGAGAAAGACGACACCTTCACAGTTGAGCTAAACAGCAGCTTCGTTTACAACAAAGATTTCTATTTAGGTGATTTTGTGACGATCCGCGATAGAGTCCTTAACCAGTATGCGGATGTTCAGCTTATCAGTGTTACGCACGAATGGCAGGGGAAAGGTTATGGGATAACGGGAACCTTTGGAAAGCCCAGGAAGACCAATTTGCAACTATTGGAGCGACAAATACGGACAGGGGGAAAATAAATGGCTTTAGGTGAAAAATCATTCTTTTGGGATAAACCAGCCGGGACGCTTACGGAAGATGAGCTGGCCTATTACCAGTATGCGGCGCAGGATCTGGCAAGCTTTTTTGAATGCTTGTACACGACAGGCATTGCGCCGCAAATGGCGATTACAAGCCCGGATGATAACCCGGAAGATTATATTGGATCGAGTTTAGCAGTTACGGCGGGCTCCGGGCTGCAGGTTGTTGTCTCGCCTGGTGTGGCCATGATCAAGGGTAGGGGATATATTGCGAGCTTGCCAGTGACGTTACAAGTTGCAGCTGGTAAAACAACCGATATTGTTCTACGGATGGATTTGGGAAGCGAGAAACCAGAGATTTATGTTGCTGCAAAGCAGCGTGCAGCGAATGCATCTCTTGAAAGCAACATTTCTCATGAGTCTTTAAATTACGAGGTTGCGCTCGCTACAATCGTAATTCCCAGTGATTCTACGGCGATTACGCAGTCGATGATTACAGATCAACGGTTAAATACAACTGTGCATCCAACCGATGGGAAACCCATCGCAGGCTTAATGAAGAGTATTCCTAACGCTGATACGAAGGGAATATGGGAAGACTACAAAGAATTGCAAGCACAGTATGTAACGGTATTTGATAGAACAAATAATAACTTTGTTATGACTTCAGACGCGCAACTGCAGCGTTTTCAAACGGAGTTTTATAATTGGTTTGAAACAGCGAAAAGTGTCATTAGCGAAGATGCAGCAGGCCGACTATTAAACTTAATAAACGGTAAAGCAGATAAGAGTACGACGGAATCTGCCACGCTGAGGGCTTCTTCATGGACTGGAACGGCGGTGCCATATACGTATACTTTAAATATTTCTGGAGTAACGGCAACCAGCAATCAGGATCTGATTCCAGGTGCCACCATTACGGCGGAAGAACTTGAAGCATACCAAGAGGCCAATTTACAGGATGGAGGACAGTCGGCGGGAACTATTACCCTTAAAGCATGGGGGGAGAAACCAACGGTAAGTATACCGGTACGCGTCATTCTGAGGGGGGATACATAGTGGCAACCATTATAGGTGGAGATGAGGGTTCGGGCGGATTCCCAAAGGGATGGAAAGAAAAATGCACAGGAACTGCGAAAGAAAGTATTACAAAAAATAGTGCGATAGCGGCGGTGCCCCATATAGATTTAGAAACGGGAACTTTAAAGAATCTCTCTTTTTCTGAAAATCCAACTCCAGTAGTAAATTACATGCTGTTTTCTTCTGATGGAAAATATTTGGCGTGTGGAGGTTTTGCAGATTCAAATTTAGACGTTTATAAAAGATTTGGAGACACTTTTACAAAACTCATAGGGCCGGTTGATAGAGTCGACAGTTTAATGAACAGCATGTCAATTTCTTTGAATGGATTGTACGTGGCCGCAGGATTTCTTGTTCAACCATTTATAACCATTTATAAAAGAATAGAAGATACCTATGTAAATTTAACAGATGCAGTAAACATTTCAGCTAGTGTAGTAGATTTGTGTTTTTCTTCTGATGGAAATTATTTAGCATGTATAACCACGACCGCACTCTATGTATATAAACGGTCAGGAGACAATTTTACAGAGCTTTATTTTCCATACGAGAGACTGCAAAATGCACATCGAATAAGTATTACCGCAGATGGAACATATATAGCAATTGGAAGTTCTAAAAAAGCAAGTTTATATATTTATAAACGCTCTAAAGACACACTTACGAAACTTACGGAGTTGTCCGTATTAGTAGAAGGTGATATAGAAAGTTTATCATTTTCTTCAGATGGAATTTATTTAGCGGTTGGAATTAAACAAAAACCTTATTTAATTATCTACAAAAGATCCAATGATACTTTCACAAAACTTGCGGAATCATCGGTAGAATTAATTGCAGAAGATATTTCATTAAAATCTGTTGTTTTTTCCTCAGATGGGCTTTATTTATTACTTGTACCCGAAGAGACTATAACGTTGTATATCTATAAAAGGTCAGGAGACATTTTTACATTGCTAAATAGAAAATTTCGTGATTATGCTCGTATAACATGTGCTTGCTTTTCACCAGAAAATGATATTGTGTATATGACATCAACTCTATTAAATAAAATAATAGGATTAAGTTCGAGATTGTATGATGTTTACAATGCTGAAAATTATATAAAACCTGGTACATGGGATCCTTCAACAAAATTAGGAGTAGCGGTTGAAAGTGCATCTGCGGGGAGTTCTTGTAAAATCAATCTATTTCCGGAAGTAAATGGAGGATAGCATGCAAACTTTAAGGAAGCTATATCCTAACAGCGGTCAGTTCTTTACTCTGGAAAGCAATTATATCTCTATCGTTTATTCTAGCAATGTTAAGGTAATTATTGGGCGAGGGGAGGGTTCACAGTGTCAACAGTTATAAAAGGACGTGCGGGTGCGGGTGGTTTTCCACGTGGCTGGAAAGATAAACAAGTTGGAGTTGCCAAGGAGGATATAACAAAAGATAAAGCTATAGCAGCGATTCCCACGCTGGATTGGGGTGGCGATATAGTGGATTATTTGGATATTCCGAATTCACCTGATGCGCAAGTATATGTTGTATCATGCTTAACAGGCGAATATATTGCGGTGAGATATGAGGCTGCACCATATCTTAAAGTCTACAAACGATCAGGACAAACTATAACTGAACTGTCAATATCGGTAGATCTATCAAGTGGGATTCCGGCAATATGTTTCTCCCCTGATGGCACTTATTTGGCTGTGTCAAGGGAAAACGATATTGTTATATATAAACGATCAGGTGATGCCTTTACAGAATTATCAACACCAACATTAAAAGCTCCGGATCAAGCCATTTCAATGTCATTTTCCCCCAATGCAAATTATCTTGCTGCTGGATTTATGTTTGCGCATTCGGTAAAAATATACAAACGATCAGGCGATAATTTTACCGAATTATCCAATGCAATAACTATATCCGATGATATTTACAGCGTTGGATTTTCTCCAGATGGAATTTATTTAGCCGTGGGGATAAGTAACACCCTGCTAATGTTTAAAAGGTCTGGAGACGTATTTAATCAAATAAACACGGTTGATGCCTCAGACGGAACACCTCAAAGTTTGTGTTTTTCTCCGGACGGAACATACCTTGCATCCGGTGGGGATAAATGCTTAGAAGTCTACAAGCGCATAGACGATACGTTTACAAAACTGTCTAGTATCATTCTTGCTCCGTCTGCGTCAATTTTTAGTGTGAATTTTTCTCCAGATGGAAACTACCTTGCCGCAGGACACTCGAGAAGTCCATTTTTAACTGTATGTAAACGAGACGGAGATACTTTTGTTCGCCTTAATACGCCGATGATAGCAGAAAGTAACGTTTATGCTGTTTGTTTTTCATTAGACGGAAAATATCTTTATGTTGGAAAACTTAACGAGCCATACTTTGTAGCCTACAGCGTTAAATTTTATTGTGTATATAACGCTAATGGGTACATAAAACTGGGAAATTGGGAATCCGATGCAAAACTAGGTATCGCTTTGGAAAATGCAGAAACAGATGCAAAGCTTAAAATCAACTTGTTCCCAGCGGTTAATACCAGTAACCCGTAATAAGGAGATGTAAATTGTGAAATTGACATTTGCAGACCAATCTCAATTGAATATGATGGGGAATCGTGAAGAACGACAAAGCTATAAAGGCGTATACCGTGATGGTGTACGCTTTATTTTTGATGCAAGCATCTATACGGATACGCAACTACGTGAAATCTTCACAAATCCTGAAAAAACGCAGACCATGACAATCGACGAAGCCGAAAAGTCCCTGAACGGCTATACGATGTTTGTGCGGTCGATTTACGAAGACGCTAAGATCAGCGTTACTATGGTAAAAATGGAAAGTGTCCGTGAAGTACAACTCCTGCAGGAAACGGAAACGCAGGCACGTGCAATTGCGGAAGTGATTGGAGACGCATCTGGCGATCTACTTGCCACAGCCCGCGCAAAGCGCACACAGATTGAAGCAGCATCCACAAAGCTGACGGACAAAGAGGCAACAGACTGTATCTGGATGTTCCCGGAGTGGATTCCGGAGGCCCACGAATACACTGCCGGCGACCGGGTACAACACAATAGCCTTCTCTATCGCTGTCTGACAGACCATACATCACAGGAGAGCTGGATCCCGGACGTTTCTCCGTCCCTTTGGGTGCGCATCGACGATCCAGCGGTTGAGTGGCCGGAGTGGAGACAGCCCGCCGGGAGCACGGATGCATATCCTCTGGGAGCAAAGGTCAGCCACGGCGGAAAACGGTGGACAAGCGATGTTGACGCGAACATCTGGGAGCCGCCAACTCAATGGACGGAGGTAGTCGAATGACGGTTATCCAAAGGATGATTCCGGTCAGCAAGCATAAAATTAAGTGTCCATATACGATGACGCCAACTCGCGTGGTCATCCACAATACCGCCAACGATGCGAGCGCTGAAAACGAAGTCGCGTATATGTCACATAACAATGCGGAGACCTCCTTTCACTATGCGGTTGATGACAAGGAGATCATACAGGCGATACCCGAAAACCGAAATGCCTGGCACGCTGGCGACGGGAATGGAACAGGAAACAGGGAAGGAATCGCAATTGAAATATGCTACTCAAAGAGTGGTGGAGCGTGGTTTGAAGCAGCCGAACAGAACGCAGCCGAACTGACCGCATCGATTATGGCACGGTATGGCTGGGAGCTGGACCGGGTGACAAAGCACCAGGACTACTCTGGCAAGTATTGTCCGCATCGGACGCTAGACCTGGGATGGGACAGATTTAAAAAGATGGTTGATATGGCTTTGCACAAAGTGATTTCCGACACCACGCAGGATATTTCTCTGGCGCGTGGGAACAGCTACCATGTCAAATTGACAAGCTTTGCAAAACCATCGTTTACAGTGGGAAATGGCAGTGTTATGAAAACCTTTACTGGTCGGCAATCGGGGAACGAATACATATTTGGAATAACAGCGACAGGTAAATGCGGAGAAAGTACAGGCGTATATACGAATGATGAAAAGCTATTTTCGGTGACGATCATATAAGGGGGACAAGCTATGGAATGGCAGATGGTCTGTGTGATAATCGCCCTGGTAGGCCTTGTAGGTGCGATCGTGGGGCCAATTGTGAAGCTGAATACCAACATTACGAAGCTGACGGTCACGCTGCAAAACGTAGAAGTGCGGATGGAACGGCAGGAAGAAAGCGGACATGAGGCACGCAAACGCCTCTGGGATAAAAATGAAGAACAGGACAAAGTAATAGCGGACCATGGACGGGAACTGTCCGATCATGAAGGCCGTATATCTCGCCTGGAAAAGCCATAAGGAGGGCTATCGAATGGAAGCAATCGTATTATTTCTGACACTTGCAGTCACTGTTGAAGGAATCGTTGAATATGTAAAGACCATTATCAATGGCGAGCGAAAAGCCGCTGTTATCCAGATCGGCGCGTTGGTTGCGGCCGTCGCCCTGTGCATTCTGTCCGGGGCTGACATTTACGCCGCACTAGGTGCAACTTTCACTGTGCCCTATGTCGGATGTATCCTGACAGGCATCTTCGCCAGCCGTGGAGCAAATTATGCCAGTGATATTTTGGGGAAGCTGCAAGGTGTAAACATTGGGAAATATGCGGCATAACCGCAAGAAGGTGAATACGTGCAAACAATATATTTTGAAGTTCATAAGAACAGTCTGTCCATATCAAAGACGATTTCCACCATTACATCCGGAAATGTAAACTACATAGAATTGCATTTTACATTTGACAGCGATTGGATGTCGCTATCTAAAACGGCCTTGTTTTTTAACACAGATCGGGCCGAACAACAGCAAGTGTTGCTCACTGGCGACACCTGTATGATTCCACATGAATTAACCCAGCTGCCAGGCGATGTGGCCTTTGGCCTGGTTGGCATTGCCGGGGACACACGGGCAACCACGAATATCTATACAATAAAAATTAAACAGGGCGCATACATAGAGGGAGAAACACCACCTCCCCCATCGGTTGATATTTACCAGCAAATCGTAAATAAAATGCAAGCAGTGCTCGATGGCACAAGCACTGCTGCTGCAACAGCGACAGAAAAAGCACAGGAAGCAGAAACATCCAGAACCGCTGCGGAAACCGCCGCTGCACAAGCAGAAGCAGACCGGGAAGCCGTTGGACAAGTAAAGATCGACGTTGCAACCATTGCCGGCCAAGTTCGGGAAGATACACAGTCCGTTGCAGCAGATAAAGCAAATGTATCTGCGTTGACTCAAATTGTCCAGGAATCAGCGGATAAAGTAAACCGTGATTTGTCGGCCGTTCAGCAAGCAGCAGCAGATACAGAAGCCAATGCGCGGGAAGCACAGGCTGCGCAAGCTTCCGCTATAGCGTCAAAAGCGGCTGCGGAAACTGCCGCTGTACAGGTTGAGAAAAACAAAGAGGCTGTCAGTCAGATTCAAACTGAAGTAATGACGCTAGCTGAACAGGCGCAAAAGGATGCACAGACCGCATTAAAGAGCAAACAGGACGCCCAAACCGCTGCTACAACGGCAGCTGCAAGCAAAACAGCGGCCAAAGACAGTGAGAGTAGCGCGGTCAGTAGTGCATCCAGCGCGTTGCAGGCAAAACAAACCGTTGACACTCTCGCACAGCAGGCTGCGGAGTATGCCCAAACCGCCCAAACAGAAGCGGAGAAGGCAACTGCTGAAGCGGAAAGAATTGCGGCGCTGGACACCTATAGCAGAACGGAAGCACGGATGCAATTCGCTCCGGCCATTGAAGAACGCGTGGAAGGACTAGGCACGGTACATATCACAAGTCCTGTGGCGCAGACAACGCTTCTATCGTGTTCCATGCTTGGCGACCTGACAGAAATATTGGCGGATCCATCGCAGGAAAAGAGCCCGGATAACCCCTCTACGATCTTCGGTGTTGGACAAAACGGAAGCGTACATCTGGCCATGGGATCAAAGGTTTATGAAATCCCATTGGATCAGCCGTTGTATGCCCTGCCAGATGGAAGCCGGGACGAGATCACAGCAGACGGTAATTTTATCAGCCGGGTGGGAAAAATCGTTTTAGATGGAAGCAGGAAGTGGGCAGTATATGAAATTGAAGATAAGAATTACTGTCAGGCGTATATCATCGCGATGGATGACATTGGCGGCGATAATGGAAAGTTGGACGGGGGTAAGATTTTCTGTGTCTCGAACCTCCTGCCCTGCTATGGCAAAATTCATACGGGAGGCGAACACATTACCACCTGGGAATGGTATGCCATGAAACCTGGCATGGGACGGTTGGATATTCGTGTTCTAGCCAGCCGTCTTGCATCGCCAGATGAAGCTGGTCTGCGTGCCTGGTTGGCGGAACATCCCATCACAGTCTATTATCTGCGGCAGCATCCAGTAGTGAGCGAAGTGCCATCGGTCGTTGAAGCAATAAGGGCAATTGCCACACAGGATGGGGATCTGTCTTGTACAGATCCAGTAAAACCGTATCTTGCAGTTTCTTATCCATTTGATACTAAATCCTATGTTGATCGTTTTGATGAAAATGCGTATACAAAAGCGGATGCACAGAATTTATTTTCACCATCTATTCTAGAAAATACAAGTGGACTGGGGACCATTACAATTACAGATCCGGCCGAAGGTGCGACATTTCAAGAGTTTTCTATCTGCGGCGCTACACAAGAAACGTTGCTGGACCCCACACAGTCGAAAGGCCCGATGAATCCGGCGACTTTTATCGGTGCGGGAAATACCGGAATCGTGCAGTTGGCAATGAAAGAAACTAACATCAGCATTGCGGTTCCGCAGCCGCTCCATTCGTTGCCAAACGGCGAAAGGGATGAAATTACGCAGGACGGGCGATTCATTCGGCGTGTGGGGACGCTTACGCTGAACGGTGCGTCCAGTGAGGATTGGGTAGCCATGGACATAGTGGCGGGAAGTTTGCGCTTTTATATCCGTAACGTGGTGGACTATATTGGATGGGAAAATAATCTCTGGGAAGCCAATAACTTTTTCTGCACACATTTTTCTACGATTGCGTCAACCAATACCTTAAATGGCTTGATTGGTATCGGTGCGTATATAAATAACTTTTATTTTTGGACCGGGTTTGTAGAGACGCTGGACGAATGGCGCACTTGGCTGGCGGAACACCCTGTTACGGTTTATTACCAACTTAAAAATCCGATTATAACTGTATTACCGCCGACCACGCTGGAAACGTTAAACGAAATCCAGCCCGTCGATGGGATCATGAGCAGCAGCGACAGTGTCCCACCGTATTTAAAGGCCGTCTATTGCAAAGATACACTTGCGTGTATCAATAGCCGTATGGAATTGAAAACAGATCAGGTGTGGACGTCCAGCACCGGATACCCACTGTTTCTCATAGACTGCGCGGCGGGTTTAGTCCGCAATTTCTGTGTGGAAGGAAACAGCACGTCTGTCGACGGAATCGAACAAGGGATTTCTGGCTCCTTAAATCTGGTTTCCATTGGGAAAAATCTCTTGTTTCTCAATGATCCCGGCAGGCTTGTGCGAGGAAACACGACATTTTATATCCACGAGAACGGGGCCGTCACATTTAACGGCGTCGTTTCATCTGACGGATATGCAGATTTGTATTCAGAATATTTTATCTTGCCAGCGGGAACCTATACGGCTGGCAACCGGATATTTGTGCGAAAAGACAGCCAGTATTTTACCGGAACTTTTACGTTGGAAGAACCCTCTTCGGTTCGGGCGTTTCTGCGATTCCAGCGTGGCGATACAACGGAAACCATGTTGTATCCACAATTGGAATTTGGGAAGTCAGCAACATCGTTTGAACCGTACAATGGCACACATTACATGATTCCACTTCGCGCACAGAATGGAGACGAACTACAATTTCTATCTGGCGATTCTCTCCAGACTGTTGGTGGAGTAACAACTCTGATACGTGCGGATGGAACAAAGATCTACCTGTGTCATGAGGCGCAGAAAGCGATTCAAAGCATTAAAACGTTGCACCAAATTACAACCATTTACAGTGAGGATGCATTGCCTCCACGATCAATCCGAACGGAGTATAAGCAGAACTTGCAGGCATTTATCGAACAGAACACATTGGATAATATAGAGTATCTCACCAAATTGGAAGCTAAACTGGCACAATTGCAAATTGGAGGAATAACGAT